GGGTAAGGTTCACATTTCCATGTGAACCTTACGGCCAATTGGTTTCCCTTTCAGCCATTAGCAACATTGAAGCGCGTGGTTTTACAGAGTTTTCTCTCTTGAGAAACTGTCCCCCACTGTGCATCCTAACCTCTTTTCAGTTTAAGGTCTCAGACTTTGGTTCCCCTATTAGTTCTTTTAACTGATACAACTTCGGACTGTCTTTTAGACAATCTTAGTATATCACGTAGAAGTTTTAGGTTCTCCGTAGCCCTTACTGGATTCACTTTTAATTTGCCTAAGAATTTATCAAAACTATAATAAATATAGTCAATAGATGATTTAAAAGAAATTAAAGCATCCAATAAATCCATAAGCTGATCCATAGAGAGTTCCTCCAAGCGATCCTGCGTTTCCACAGAACTACTTAAAGGAAGCCCATACATATCAAAGACTAATTTTAAATCAGTCAATATTGGTGTCAGGTAAGAATTATAAAAAAACTTTTCATAATTTTCCTTAAACCAATCTAGGGTCTTGACAAACATTGGGAGAGATTCAGGGAGAAGCATTGCTGCTTCAACCGAGAATTTTCTTAACCAATCTTCATCAAGATACACTAGAAGAACTTTGACCTTTTTAATCAAAGCCCTTTTAATATATGGACACTCCTGCTCAATCATAGTCATCTTTACACGGTCAAGGACCGGTTTAGATCATTTACCATTGATTTGACTTACCAATAGCTTATTTGCTTGATCGATATCTACAAGAAGCGATTGCTTCTCATAGTATCAACGTCAGGCATCTACGAAATTAGTAGGTATCATCAATGATAACACCTCTCTAAGTGACAACAACTTTGCATTTTGAAGCTTATTCATAAGCTTTTGATACATAGGTTGCACGTTAAGATTATGTCTTAATGATCTTCGACCAGGTGAACTCATGATCCAGACAGCTTGAGAGAGACTAATCGTCTTCTTGGCCGCAAGATGGTAAGCTATACTAGCCTTACCACTCAAAGTGACCGACAACTGACTTAGCATCTTTCAAGAGAGCGCAGAAACGTCGTGTGATTTATACGAAGTTCTCTTCGCATACTCAACAACGTTTCCTAGTTCTTCACAAACCACAGATTTAGATAGATTTATATCTACACCTAAAGATGCCATAATCATAAGGTATTTTAGGGCAACATCTTTGTCAAAAATGACGATGTCATCCCCAAGAACCTCATAATTAGAGTATCATTTAGCTAAATATGGTTTACGACCGGCTAGATGAGCCGCGTATTGAACAATAGCATGATGAGTGATTGCAAGCATAGCTCAAGAACTTAACGCACCCATAGGCTGGCCAACAGAATACCTAAGATCTTTAGGATCTTTAAGTTTTCTGATACCTCCTGTAGTAGCATCTGGTTCCTGAGTCAACCTGTAATCACGATCAACTAACAATAGTCTTCAAAGAGATGACAATTCAGAGCCAATTAGACTCGAAAGAATCACCTCTTGAACAGATATTGGAAGTCTGTCTGTGGCCGCTGACAAATCATATCCAAAACTTGCTCCACTTGCTTTAGCCTTTTCACAGGCACGAACAAATGAAGCGTCTTGATCAAAAGTCCCATCATTAGGGATTCGAGACAAGATCTTGAATAAGTAGTCATGCAGCCCTTTCAGAGCTGATTGAGTTCACACATCGACCATCGCAAAGACTCTGACTTTACCTGCAGGTTCTAGCTTAATTGAGAGTTTTCCCAATTTGCTAGTTTCGGCTTGGATAAAATCAGACCTGGGACAAGCTACCGACAGTTCTTTATACATTTTTATAGCCTGACCAAACTGTTCAGTTAAGACAGTATTTGTAAGGCCTATATATTTATATAAAGGAGCTATTAGGGACTTGTATCCAGTAGCCTTTGTGGTCATCAAAGTATGAATGTCCACAATAGCACTCAGTCATGAGACCGATGATGTTGAAGAAGCCTTAGAAATATAGAGGAGTCCGTTTTCAGAAGTGAAAATTACTCACCTACGAATATGTTCAGTCATTACGTCAAAATTTTTTACGTAAAGGCTAACCTGTTCTAGTGAATAAAGATCACCTTTGAAAGGGTCAGTAATTGTATTCAATTTTAACTTTGGAGTGTCAGATATTACTCTGTACAAACTAAAGAAAGTTAAATATAATCGAATGACTCTTAAGGACCCTGATCTAAGCGATCTTCTATCATTTAACCCGATAAAGGCTGGAAGGCCCGCACGTGTTAAACGAGGAAGAGGCAGATCTGGCTCTAATTCTCTAAGAGATCTTAAAGGTTGTCCAGCAATAGACTTCTGGACAGCTAGCTGTGATGCTTTCAGATACTTAACAACGTAAGATGCACCGTGTCTTTTAGTCAGAACTAAAAGATAACGAGCATAACGTGTAAGCATTTGGATTCGACCGTTTATCTTATTACCTCGAGTTTCTAGAGAGAGGGCGACGAGCCTTCAAACTAAATTCCCAAAGTAATCCATGAACTTTTTAGGGTTCAAGGGCGAGATCAACTTTGTATCCACGCCACGAAGGTGTGAGGACAGAGCGGAACGAACACGTGTCACCATTGAGATTAACACATATGATAAAGACAGATCTAGAGACAAGCTTCTTATAAGGGCTGATACTAATATATTAGCACCAATAATAAAGCATATCAATAGTATGATTTCTCATATTACTAATATACTCTTCACCTGAAATCAGGAACCTGCCTTCAATCATTTACAAAAGATTGAAAGTATTTTCATGAAGATGATTATAATTAGCCGCTGTAGTTCCCCAGTCAGACTTGGTTGGAGAGGTTGCGTCTTACGACGTTTGCCTTTCACCTAAGCAATGACCCGGAACCCACAGTGAGGCTTAATTCGGTCATCTTTATCTATATGCGATCTTATAAGTGACAGTGTGTCTTTACACACTATGACCTTATACAGACGTAGCAGATACAAAGTCCGCGCAGTTCCCTTTCGGGGACGCCAGACCATTGAAGAGCCACTACCGATCCTCAGCTTGCGCTGAAGCGATCCGAGGGTTTAATTAAAACCACAAACATGATCCATCGTGCGTCTAGCCTCAAGATGATTATCTTCTTGAACTAGCCATTCGGATCTGTAACTTATCGTAACAATAAGTTACATTGTTCATCAGCTTTAACCAAAACCTGGTTACTGATGAGCACCGCCCTTGTAAGGCGGGGGGCCTCGTAACTGAGGACCACAATACGGAGAGTTGTAAACTCC